GAATTATCATAGGTTCTACGTGCTAAAGTGTCCTCAAAAATAGAGTAATCGGTAGTAGTCACAGAAGATCGAATTGAACCATTTTCAACTCTCATCAATTCGATGAAATTGACATCATCAAGTGAAGTTAATGGAATTGTGGTCAGAGATAGTTTGACTTGTAATCTATCAGCACCTTTGGCTGAATAATTTGTCGATCCAGATGCATTATCTAATAAAGTAACATCATCATCAGAAGATATTAAATTCTCTATAACTCGGAAACCAATTCTAACAGATGGTGCATTGGAATACTTCGAGACAATAGTAGTTGTATCTTGGCATTGAATGAACATTCCACGAACAAAATATACACCAGATCGTACCGAAGCTGCAGAACCAATTTCCGAACATTTAACTGTCGAAGATTCTAATACCGATACATCTATAGATCCAATGGTTAATATGTCATTTGATAACGTATTCATTGCAGAATTTTGAAAAGTTTCCTCTCCACTAGTTCCACGTGATTCATATTTTACAAATATAGTAGGACTATCTGTTTGAGTAGATACAGTTGCATTGACTATTTTAGCTTTAACACCACTCGGAGCAGTTACCGTTTCACCAATCAATGACATAATATATTCATCGGTTGATTCACCAGTAACAAAAGACCCTTTCAATTTGACTGAATGGTATTCTAGATCTAATGAGATTGCGCCAGGGATTACCTGTGCCCCCTCAGAAAACATATGAGAACCAAAACTTTCAATCTGATTTCTTAGAATTGTTTGTAGAGTCGTTAACTCTCTTGCTTGTACTGCATAGCCAGGTCTGAATAGCACCTGATACAATTCCTTATTTTGATCGAAATCGTCAAAGTATGGTGTTGCATTTAAATTAGTCTTGATTCCCATTAATATCGTTCCTGATAAATGATTGTTTGAATGTTATACGTTTATTTATCCTTAGAATTCTACAATCAATTTTATATTTTCTGATTGATCCGTTGCTCTTGGAATTGGCATACGGTTCTCAATGTATAAAATGTCACCCGAATATGGATCCAATTCTGCACCATTTAATGTCTGTGAAGTTCCACTTGCACCGGAAGTAGTACCCGTAATGGTTTCAGATGTTTGAAATGCAGGCATAGTACCATCACTTGCTAATCCAGATCCAATTTCACTCTGTTGTACATATTTAAGTATTGCTGGTGATGAACCAAGTGCTGGAACAAACGATACAACAGATGCAGATGCACCAGAAGTAGATGAAGTGATTGTTTCAGCTTCAATAAAAGTACCTGAGTTCATTAACAGTGTTATAGAATTCACACATGATAATGTAGAACCTGTAGATGGTACACTTGCAGTATGTGGAGTTTTAATTAATCCAACCTGTCTCATTTTAGTACTTTGGAAATCACCCGCACCCTCTTCACCAGATAGTGTAGTGTTTACCATAATAAAAAATGCACCAAGATTAATCTTATTATTGACACCATGACCGCCAATTGGTGGAATAATAACTTTAAGATTATGATCAGTACCACCAGCACCTTGTTGACCACTTGGATCAATAGATGCAAAAGTATATCCAGATCCCGCATTAGATATGGTAACAGTATCTACTGTACCAGATGAAACAACCATAGAAACTGTACCACCAGTACCATCCCCAACAATTGGAAGTGTGTGCGTACCATTATTATATCCAGTACCACTAGATATCAATTTAACAAAATCAATTGCACCAGAAACTACACCAGCTGGTGTAGCATCAGAAACCGGCATGAAGTCGAGTGATAAATGCTTCTGTACTTGAACTGATGTGATTTCGTAACAAAATCTCCAGATGTATCCATCAGAAGTTTGATAATTTGCAGTAGATGTATGACTAGGTTCTACAGTCGAAAGACCTCCACCATTATTCCAAATACAAACATACACACGGTTCAATGATGTTTTAATAAAGAAATACGATTCCCATAATGATGTTTTACCAGAATCTGATGGTGCCGCAGCTGATACATCATGTGAATAATGATCATACATAGTACCAGAAGTCCAATTCCTACGTGGGATTACATATTCCACATCACTTGAACTCACACCTTTTGCAGATAAAATATCTCTGTGGTGATATGTTTCAGAAGAAATAGAATCTACTGGAACTGGTGGATTGCCTTCATCCGCCCAAAGTCTGGATCTACCAATGAACATGTAATATGGTTCACTTGCAATTCCAAACGAGTTCTTGAAGTTTTGTGCGTTAGCGTATCTAAATTTTGATGTAATTATGGCAGACATATATCTTTTCCTTTATAATACCTTATGGGTATGTTGCTTGTGTTATTTCAGATGGTATACCTATAGAGTGTCTTCTATCTAGGTTGTCTACCATGTCCGAAATTTTAGTTGTGTTAAACTGTTGTATTTCGTAACCCTGTCTATTCATACCTTTAGTAGAAAAGTCAGGATGTGTCCATGTTATTGTATCATTACTTGCAGACCCAACACCAATTATGTTAACTCTATTTATACTAGGGGAGTTATGCACTCCATTAAATGCGGTATATGGTGGAGCCATAAATTTGTATAGATCTAATACTTCCAATTTCGGTCTTGATGAAATGAAAGTTTGTAATCTAGTCGGTTCACGATCTAAGATTATGATCTCAGAATTTAATGCAATATTAGTTTTCTTAATCCAATTATTTGCTTTCTGATGGTTAAACTCTTCAATCTTAACATCTTTTAGATCTGCAATTCTATAACCAGATCTTGTTGGAATCACGTAATTATTATCTGGATGAATTACCAAACCGGTTCCACCAATTGGTGTTAGAAGTCTGGTGTGGCCAGGAAGATCATTTGCAACTTCCGAAGTTGTAAGACCCTCTGCACCAAATGATACAAACTTATACTTATCAATATATTCCCAACTTGATTGAAAATGTCTTCCAGTATGTAAACATAAATTATAATGCCATGATGTTTTAGTTGTTACATCATAATCACCAATAGTTCTCAATGACGGATATCTCTCCGAAAGAGTCATTGGATCTTGGTTTTTAACACCAGTACTTGGATGTCCTCCACGGCGATGAACAATCGATTGAAAAATATCAACAAAGGTAGAGAATAATTCTGGTGTGAATGTCTCAGATATAAATGTAACACCTGATTTAGCAGAAATTCTTGTTGTCATTGCAATTTCACCGAAAACATTAAATCCGGCTGGATGTATTGCATTCTTATGGAAGTCTCTCCATGAATCAATTGCTTCTGATGTTTTTATCACATATGCATAGTTTTGATAATAAAAGTTATCTTGTACCCTTTTATCATATTCTGATATAAAGGATGATGAAGATATATGTGTTCCATCACTTCTAGCAACACCAGATATAATCGGTGTACCTGTTGCAGTTTCAACATTCAAAATAGTTGCTTTTGCACCTGATGTAATACCAGTTATCTCATTACCACCTTTAAGATTTACAAATCCACCTACATCAATATCCTCTACTGAGAATACCATCACGGAATTATATTCTATGAATTTTGTCAGAGATGCACTTTTTCCTGCTCCACCAGTAATTCCCTCTCCCTCAATAAATTGACCTGTAATATCTGTCAACTTGAATACTACCGGACAATTAACTTTTATGTTATCTATATTGTCAATCGGTGAAATAAATCCAAAATCTTTTATTGTGATAGATTTAAGATATCCAATAGAGGTTGTTACAAATTCCAGTTTAGCAGACTCAATACCATTCAGATTCACCGTAGATATTAGAGGTACATGATCAAACAAATCCTTATTATTGGATATAGTTACATCTGATATTGATCCAACCGCATCAGGGGTTCCATCCTCAATAAGGATTTTATGACCTGACTTATTAGATTGGTATATCGTTCCATCCTCAAATGATATATCATCACCATCTTCAGATTCAATAGGTGGGTTAATACCACTTATGTTAAGAGTGGCATGACCTTCATTAGTATTCACCGTAATAGTAGAACCATACTGGTAATTATCACCATCATCAATGACAATTACCGAATCTAAAGTTCCTTTACCAGTTGAACCGATTATAACTTCTGCTGGATTGTACATACCAGTAACAGATATACCATAACCATCTGGATTATACTGTCCCGTATAATCAAAATCGACACCATTGAATGACGGCATAATAATGAATGATGTATAATATCCATCATGTCCTTGCACATTACACATTGCATATGGTCTGAAGCATCCTGTAAGACTCTCAGAATTAAGAATAATCTTTATATAATGTTCAGAATCATGTTCAAAAAATATGGCTTCTTCTATTCGTGCATTGATCGGACTCTCATCTGAAGCCACTACCTGTGAAATCTTCTGTCCAATAAAATTACTTAATGCTGCAGTTAGACCCTCGGAACCATATAAAGTATTACCATTAAGTTGTGAAGAATTAAGTCGAAGAGTCATTGTTTCATGTTGACTCCATTGTCCACCACTTGCTCGAATCATGTCGGCTGATGGATAATAAAGTTCAACAGAATCATCTAACAACATTCTAAAGAATAATTCGTTTGCTTGAAGATTACCCTTCGATCTATATAGATCTGTAATATTTTTTATTACAGTTCTCTCATCGATACCATTTGCAAGTTTATGTGGTATAGTCCTCATAAACTCATTTTTAAATGAACTGAAGAATCTATCCACAGTCTCATCAATGTTACGATATTTCAATAAATCAGTAATAGATCTGACAGGATTTGGTCTGAAATCTTTTACGATAGTGGTATTCGAACCAATTGACAATATAGATCCGATTGCAATTGGTTTATCCGCAGGCAGAAATAATCGATTACCATCTACTGCATACACTTTAATTTGTGTAGTATCAGGCAAGGTGATCATATCACCCGCGGAGAAATACTCACCGTTCATTACGGTATATTCCCCTGCTTCTAGAAATTCATAATAATGTCTTACAAACTGTATGAATTCTGGATGGCTTTCTCTTAAAAACTCTGGAAAGTTTGACTCTATTTTCTGACTGATAGAAAGCATTCTTATATCCTAGATGAAGTTGCTTTATATTGCACGTTTGCAGAATAACCCGATAAATCCCCTAGATCATCAACACCACTTACCACTATATCTGATATAGAAACTATTTGTCCGTGAGATGGCATAACATCATTCGAATCTACAGATACTGTCATACTAAGATAATCTGATCCACCATGCAACTGATGTATATTAACTGAATTGATTGTCACTAGACCTGTATCATAATCAACTGTTCCTGCATTTTGATCTTCCACTTTACGTGAACCACCACCTCGAGAAGAACTAAACAATACCATATTACCATAACCATCATCAACAAATTCAAATTTATCAGTTGTGTTACCAATCATATAGAATGCATTCGATGAACATACACCATCAGTACCAACAACATGACCGTCATGTGGATGTAATATTTTTGCACCAAAATTGAATATATATTTATTATCAACTGAGAAATTCACATCAACACGTTTTTCAACGGTCAATCGAATAGTGTTTGATATTACTGCTGAATCAGATGCATCAACTAACGTAGACAAATTAGAATGTTTAAACGATCCACCAAATTGTTGAAGTTGTGTTTCATTATAATCAGAGATTGTTTGTGTGATAATATCAACTACCTCAGATTTTGACATACTTGATCTACCAGCTGCATGAGAAAATACACAATTCAATTTAATATAAAGAAATTCTGGATCGATAACTTCTGGGATAATACTTGCAACTTTATATTCAGACAATTGATCGACAATATGCTGTTTGGTCGCATTTGTCAATTTATCACCTGTACTTGGATTGATTGAAATAAAGACTTTACCATAAATTGGTGGAATATTATCTTCACCACCCCAGACTGATATAGAGTCATGATTAGGGAATATTCTACGAATAATAGTTGAATAATCTGCTGCAGTTACTGCTCTATTTTGTGCAGTATAAGTAAATGGTGCATTTCGTTTGATAGATTCCATACTTTCCGCACCACCACCACCAATACTAGGTGATACCGTTGCAGTAGAAATAGAATCAGGAGAGATGATATTTCCATTATTATCTTGAATACCTCCACCATAAACAAATCTCTGTATACCATCTGCAGAGTCACCAGATACTTTTAGATATTTAACAGAAACTTGTGTACCATCTATTAGTTTTTTTGCAATAATATCATCACCGAGAGTTACAGTATAAAGACCTTTCGACCCCTCATCAAGAAAGAATAGATCTTGTCCAGATTCTTTACCGGCAACTGCAATATCACTTGCATATATGATAGGAATATTATTAGATCCATCAAGTCTGGAAATAGATATAGTTGAAGTATCTATCCCTGTATTCGGAATAGTGTATTTCTGCACACCATTTACAATATTGAATACATTAGTTATTAATTTACCCTCATACAGTTTAATATTCTCAAATACTGCCACATGATGACCGGTACTATTGAGAGTTGGATTAGCAGAATAAGATTCCAATAATACAAATTTATATGTTTCGTTTCCACCAGATGATTCGAAAACTGTACCCGCGGGTAATGTAACTGATGGGTATGATGATGTAAATGTTGCAGTAAATGTAACGGTTGCAACAGATGATTTAGAGGATTGTGGAGTATATCCTAATGCTTTTGCATGTGCAACAATATTTTTTCTTAAAACTGCAGAATCCAAAAACATTTCATTGACTGCCATATTTGCAGTCATTGCAGTATAATGTGTGTTATATGCAAGGACATCCAAAAGAACTGAAATGGTAGAACCATCAAAATCATAATCAGTTAAAAGATCTTGTTGTGATAAGAACGTTTTTAGATTGTTTCTTATTTCGAAAAAATCCTGTTCAGTTATGTTTAATTTATTAGTCGTTGCCATATCTATTTAATCCTTTCTAGGATGGTTTCTATTGTATGATGTTCATTTGGTGCATTGATTATAGTAAAATGGATAGTTACCATTAATGAATTTGCATCATCAGGTACTATATCAAGGTCAGTCAATACCACTCTAGGTTCGAAATTGCCAATTAATTGTTCTATCTCTGTTCTCAATACAGACAATTGGATGAAATCCATATTCTCAAATATCAATCGTCTGATATTAGATCCTAGCCATGGTTGAAATGGTCTTTCCCCATAGTTAGTCTGTATCAACATCATCACGGATCTCTTAATTGCAGTAACATCAAATACCCTAGTTACATCATCAGTAACTGGATGTTTGGTGAATGCGATGTTCAGATCTTTCCAAATTTTTGATGTATTTCTGGATAAATTAGTATCCTCTGCATCATGAAATGTAGTAGCCATTAGAATTCTCTGGTTCTGGTTTTATTAACTATATTTATACTCATCCACCAGCATTTACATTGGAGGATCCTGCTATAATGGCACCAGAGTCAGTTGAATCCCCAACTCTTGCAATTGCAATACCATCTGCAAAAACTGTACCAGACCCAACATTAATCTTTGCTTGATGTGGACAACACGAATTCCCACAAGGTAGTGTATGAATTTGTGTTGGATCCCCTTTATGTTCTACACCAATATAATTTGCAAATACAGTTGTTGACCCAGATATAACCGTAGTTATTACATCACACCCGTGACCTGTAGTTGTAGGATCTGCAATTCTTGCAACGGCTGGCATTATACTCTCCAATCAACCCATGCAACATACATAGGATCTGCATTTAAATCATTTTCCCATTGTGCATACTGATCACCGGTTGTCATATTATCTATATGTGGATTATTAACCACATATTTTTTAAAGTTACTTTGATTTTCCTCATTGTACAATACCATTTTATTCTCGGTTTCTTGTGAGGCTGCAAATGCAATCTTATCTTCTGATGAAACCTCTGGCAATACCGATTGTGATAATGGTGGTGGAAGTGGAATCTCAGTTCCCTGACGAACGTTCTCCATTTTAATCTTTTCTATAGTCGGTGAAGTCATCGGCCTACTCTTAAGAATTGATCTATCAATATCCTCTATCGATTTAATATTATCCCAATATTCAACAATTGTTTGTTTAATTGACTGTGTAGTTTTTGCATCTGGGCCAAGTGTTTTAACCACTTCCAATGATTCCTCAGTTAACGTTCTTGCACCAGCTGCAACTACCCTTGTGAAATTTAAATCATTGAATGTCTGTGATTTTAATGCTTTCATTATTGCAGTTTCTTCTGATGGATCTTCTGGTTCAGACTGATCTTTTGCAAATAAGGGTTCCTTCGGATTTTCAGAAACTGTTCCATCAGGCTTCATTAATATGTTAGGTACCAATGCACATGGATCGATATTATCTAGGATACCATCAATTAGATTATTAACAGAAACCCCAGCTTTATTAAGTGCATCACCATAGACAGTCTGGAAATCTGCAAGATTCTCATTATAAACTTGTATTAATTGTTGATTGATAACATCTTCCGGATTCTTCTGAAACTGTTCCGCCATTACTGCAAGTGCAATTACTTGTTGTAATATTGGTTCACCATCCGAATCACGTACATCATACACTGGTTGAACGAATTCCCTTAGTGCCTGTTCCATGGCACTCTGAACCATAACTCCTGCTTGGGATTTCAAAGATGCAAGTGCATTCGAATTGGAAAGTGCATATGCAGCTGCTGCAAGTAATACACCCTTGACTGCAGTCTTATTAACATCAAGTCCACATACCTTGAATGTGTCTAATGCAGAAGATGTAGATAAATCGAGGCCAGGAAAATTATCAATTGCACTCTGTATATCAACAGTAGGTAATGGTATATTGATTTTATCTAGATCTATATCTGGTATAGATGCATCAGGTAAAGTTATATTCGGTAGTATTGCCATATTAGTTCATGTTAATTACTGGTGCTGTTTCTTTAATCTCCGTACCAGATTCAGTTCGGATCTGACTCGGAGTCTGTATATGTAACCTACCAGTTGAACTCAATGTCATTGCACCACCGGCAGTTGCATTGAAATTACTAGATAGTGCAGCTAATGATATATTATTAAATGCAGATAAATTATAAGACTTCATAACAGTTAAGGTCATATCTTTAACAACCGACAAATCATATGTTCCATTCACTTGTTTTATATAATTTGCATTAATATGTGATACCTGATCTAGCATTACACGTAGATTATCATTTTTATTAATATTTCCTGTTCTATTCCCACGTACTTCAAATGCTTCATTACCACCTGATTTACCAACACCTATCTTATAGAAATGGTTTTTGTGAATCTTTTCTGTATAATTACCCTCAACCTCAAGAATATAATCCCCCTTAATTAAAGTTCTACATGCACCACCGATAGTCAGATTGCATGATCCTTCAATAGAAACATTCCTATCTCTCAATACTATTTCATAATCTGTGCCTACAATTTTGGTCATCTTAGAACCATCTGGATGAATTTCATCAAATGTTCCAGTTCTATGATAATTCATTATCCTTTCACCGCCAGGTGAATCGTCAACCTCAAAAACATGACCAGACTCAGACTCAGTTACATGATTATATGGATACTGGGAATAAGTGTTACTTTTTGGATGTGGTTCTTCCCATGTCTGTCTTGGATCAACCGCGACAGATTCAACCGTTTTAATATATGGTTTGGTTGCTTTGGGTATATCGGTTATTCGATTTTTTCTTCGTGTGATAAGTGAATCATGTGATTCTGCATGTTGACCTCTTGCAAGTCTAGAAACATCGGAATCTGATTGTCTAGGGTATGCACCATTAGGATCTCTAAATCCACGATTTTCTAATGTCCATTCATCACGGTCAAGTTCCGAATTGAAGCCAGGCAGTGATCCAACAATTACAGATTCTTGTCTATATGCATCCAGAAAAAAACCTGTTACCCAAGAACCCTCTACTAAAAAAGATGGGGTATGACCCATACCATCCATTGATGGTGAAGTTGTGGGCGCCATCACCGTTGACCATGCAAGATCTGGTGTAGGTATCTTGGTCTTATCTTCCGTATGATGTCCTAAACATCTAACACGAACCCTCCCCAATCTTTCTGGATCTTGTCGGTCTTCAACCACCCCAACAAACCATATTAAGTCTTTACCTGTATAATTTTCCATATAATATCAATACCTTCAGAATTTCATGTATTTATACTGCACACACAAAAATGCCCAACCGAAGTCAGGCATTATTCCCGAAAGGGATTATTAACATGTATTAGATGATTTATATGAAAAATATTACCGATAGGGGTTAATACACTTTAAGAATCAATGTTTTGTCATTTAACCTACCAGAACCCGTGGATATAATTGTCTTATCGATAACACCAAACTTCTTAATCATTTGACCTTTACGAGATTTCATAAATACACCAATCTTATCAATTGGTTTTTTTATTCTACGTTGAGCCGAAGTGTCATATCCCTGAAGTGTTGTACCCTTGACAGTCATTCCACCAGCACTCGAATAATAACTTAACATTTTAGTATGAGGATTATATAACCATACTTCTTTCGCATCAATTAATTTTTCAGGTGATTGTGATTTAAGCTTAAGTTCCGAAAATGATTGAAGATACTTAACCTTTCCAACAATCTTTTCTGGTGATTTAGACTTCTTAACTCTTTTTGGTGCAATTGCATTCATATACACCTGAGTTTCTGAAATCATATCATCAAAGAATTTAATAACCTTTTTCTTTTGTGGTGTCGAGAAGTTATCATACCCTTCTTTCATTTCCTTATCAGTCATTGATAATTTAAACTCTTCCCTTACAGATACCATCCATTCAATCAACCCAGTTGAATATGATGATTTGATAGAATTATCAGATAAATATTTCTGTGTATTGAACTTCATTAGTAAACCAGATTCTAGAAAATCCTCAAATGCATTATCTAGTCCTGTAATATATGCATTACTTCTAATTGCAGTCCTTTGTTGAATTGTCAATTCTGGTTTACTGACAGTCTTAGTAGTCGGTGATGGATCTTCCAATCGATCTATAAAGTCTGAGATATATTTTTCAGTTTTCATATCGGAAATGATACCTCTATCAATCATTCTCATGATTGCACCTGCAGTTTGTGTGCTTACAGATTTCGGAATGACCTTTTCTATCTTCCTTTTTTTCAAATATGTGTTGATATAACGAATTATACTTTTTTGATCAGCCATTGTGTTATACCAATTTAATGCTGCAGTCATTTCACCTTTGGTATATTTCTCTGGTAATGTAGGCTCTACAACTTCATTTGCCCATTTTGCACGTATCTTAGCTTTTGCTTTAGACATAATTCCCACCCTATAATCTATCATTAATAAAAAGTTGAAGTTCAATTGTTAACCATAGAAATACCATTCCAATAGAAAACACCCCTACCATTTCCATAACACTCAAAGATTCTGTAGATACAGAACCGAATATCATTATCATCGAAATCACACAAAAAATACTACTAATAATATTAATTACTGCTCTCAATACATTTCTCATAATATAACGTCCTTCCTAGTAATGAAGCTTCAAATGAAGCCTAAAATGACAAAAAAATCAAAAAGCCAAATTCCTATATACTAGGAGGAACTCCATTTTCTTGCATCATACGGAACTCAAATATAACCTCTAATTAATTAACCATCATCATCGTGAACATCAACCCCTTTATACTTTGCAGGGCCCATTTCATCTAAAGCACTTTTAGTTTCGAAATTAGTTTTTGCAACAGCATATAGTTCATTGATCGGTTCAACTTCAACTTCAAAATTATCAACCCAATCACCAATATCTAAAAATTCATTCATCTTCATTTCTCTCTTTATCTTTAATTCACTGTTAGTATAACAAAATTACACATGATTGTCAACCTTTTTATATATGATTGTCAACCTTTTTTCAATTTGGCCATTGGTCTTCATTATTCCATTTAGCAATATTTTTACTAGAATTACAATATGCACAATTACTTTTTGCCAACGGTATATCTAATTCAACTGCAAGAAATGTTACAGCATAGGTACAAACCTCATTAGATCTATACTTCCCAACAACTTTATTTGCAATACTCAATGAATCAAACGACTCAATTCGATTCTCATTATCCCAATGGGATGATACAATGTACATAAATTTAACCTATAAAATTTTAAATTAATTCCTGACCACAAAATATATTATACTTAAGTATTTGGTATATGTCAAGTATTAATTTAATTGATATGTGACGAATGAACGGAGTGAATGAGGAAAGCAATTCGAAGAATTGCATAATTGGTATCTATTAGACAATGATAAAATTTATGCTGAATATACCATTAAAGTAAAAGTGTTAAATCTATTGGTATCTATTATGCATCAATGGTATAAAGATGTTAATATAGGATTAACCTATTGGTATCTATTATGCAATTCTTACGAATTGCTTTCCTCATTCACTTCGTTCAATCGTCAATGTATTATTTTAACAATTATTTTAATTCATTTAATGGTTAAAGTTTACCATAGCACAATTAAAGGGTAGGTTACGAAAGTTAAAAAAAACTCTAATCCTACCGCCCATAACATGTCAATTCATGAATCCTTAATGGACAAATATATCACCTTAATGATACTAGTCCTGAGCCGAGATCTTTACCATATTTTGTCTGACCGGACATCAATGGATGGTTGCATTAAATCATTGGATCTAATGGTAGCCTTTACAACCCGATAGCTTGTAACTCAGACGGTTGTTGTTATTAATTTACTGTTTTGGTCTAGAATGTATATTATATCATGAATAGATATATTTGTCAAAGTATATCAATATGGAGAGTTTTGTCCTTGATATTACCACCTTTGACAAAACAGCACACTCTATAACCTTCGGATTTATATTTTGCAATTAATTTATTGATATCAATATCTCCTATATCACCCCATAGTTCGGTTTTGTGCAGTTTTAATACTGTGTCGAAAACAGATGATAATCCACATGGTGGTAATTCGTGTGAACTTGCAGTGCAGTGGTAAAATTGTGCATCAACTATATCTGTTTCTATATAAATTATAAGTTTCTTTACCATATGTCATACCTAATAGGTTGGTGGTAAGTTGAATTAATTTGTAAGTAAAGGATTACAATCCCTATATAGTATTTATAAAAACCGGTTACCAGAATACATGTTTTATTAATTCATGACCACCTTGAATTTTCCCATTACAATTTAAACACCTAACTTCCTGAGATTCTATCATATCGATAACAAATGATCTAGATTCGTTCACACCTAGATTTGAGTTAATTTTTGCAATTTCTTTCATGTTTGGGTGATATAATAAAACTGAGTTTTCTGATTCATGGCAATATGCACATACTTTATCAGAGAATGTCGAATACAACCATTGTCTTTTTTTGGTATCTATTTTTTTATTATAATCAGTTCCTTTTGGATTGAATTTTAAATCCTTTCTAGATTTCCTCTTACCGACATTCCATGAACTAGATAACCTCCCTGAATGTTTCTTTGGTGGAAACTTCAAAAACTTAAGTTTATCTGGTATACTGCAAGGATTTATTTCAAAACTGTCGATATTATAAAAATTCTTCATTATTCTACATAATAATATCGATTCCTCAAATGATAATAATGATTTATATTTTCTCGTTCTATCACAACCCGCAGGTTCTGTGTTTGATGCGAAGATATGAATAATAGATCCGGTGTCATCGAATGTATAATATGTAGTATAACTTCTAGGTCTGCCTGTGGCCATAATATACTCATTAATTTAAATTCGTATTTATAGTGATAATGCACGAAAGTTCCAAATATTATAATTATAAATAAGATAAGAATTAGAAGACTTTGTTGAATAAAAGTTTTTATTAATTCGACAAATTATATAATATTTACGTCAAAAATAAAGGAGATTTAAATGGCTTTTCAAGTAAGTCCTGGCGTAGTTGTTCAAGAGAAAGATTTATCTAGTGTAATCCCATCAGTCTCAACAAGTATCGGTGCAATTGTAATCGATTCTTCAAAAGGGCCTGTTAATGAGATCACAATGGTATCTACCGAAACAGAATTAGTTTCAATATTCGGTAAACCTACTAGTGACAATGCATCTTCTTGGTATACAGCTGCCAACTTTTTAAAATACGGTACATCACTTAAAGTTGTTCGTGCAACTTCAAGTTCTGCAAAAAATGCATCTGGTACTGCTGGTGTGATCGTCAATAACGTTACACAGTATGAAGACGAAACTATTGTCTCAGCTGGAGAATTTGCAGCTAAGACTGCAGGAACATGGGGTAACTCATTAAGAGTTGATATCTGTTCTAGTTCTGCTGCATTCAGTGGATGGGCACATGAGGATATTTTCGATATTGCTCCTGGCACTACTGAATATGCATCTGCTGTTGGTGGATCAAGAGATGAACTCTACATTGTTGTAGTTGATGAAGATGGAGAAATTACTGGTACTGCTGGTACAGTATTGGAAAAATTCATCACTTCAAAATGTAAAGATGCTAAATCCATAACTGGTGCAAGTATGTATTATGTTGATATGTTGAAAAACGGATCTTCATATATTTACCAAATGGAACATCCTACAACTACTGATACTGTAGCTAATCAAATTGCAACTACATCTATTGTTGCTGGTGGTACTGGTGGTACTAACGGAACATTTACTGTTGCCGTTTCTGGTGGTACTGGTGGTACAATTTCTGTCGTAATTGGTGGTGGTGTTGTTACTGCTGCATCAATTATTTCTGGTGGTGAAGGTTATACTGCTGGATCTGTTCCTGCTGCTCTGTTAACTGCACTTGGTTTGACTGGTGCTGATATTACTTTTACGGTATCTACTGTAACTTCTGCAACTAGTAGTAGTTTTGGTGATGTTGCAAAAGGTTTTACTGGATCTGATGATGCTGCTGTTGAGACATTCAGTCTTGCATATGGTGTAGATTCTGTTAGTGTTGCATCGTCTGATATGACATATGGTCTGCAATTGTTTGCTGATGCAGAGACAGTTGATATCAATTTATTGATGTCTGGCCCTGCTGATCCATCTCATGCTCAAGCATGTATGAATGTTGTTGATGCACGTAAAGATTGTATTGCATTCATTTCACCTGAGAAAAGTGATGTTGTTGGTATTACAGATTCTAATACTCAAGCAACTAACGTTAAAACTTACTTTGATGCTCTGAGCAGTTCAAGTTACACAGTATTCGATTCTGGTTGGAAATACCAGTATGATGCATACAATGATAACTTTGTTTGGGTTCCATTAAACGGTGATATCGCTGGTTGTTGTGCAAATACAGATGATGTTGCAGATCCTTGGTTCAGTCCTGCAGGATACACACGTGGTAACATTAAGTCTGTAACTAAACTTGCATTCAACCCTAAGAAATCACATCGTGATACTCTTTACAAAGCTCGTATCAACCCTGTTGTAACTTTCCCAGGCGTTGGAACAGTACTTTGGGGTGATAAAACTGCACAGACTAAAGCATCTGCATTCGATAGAATCAATGTTCGTAGACTGTTCATCACTATGGAAAAAGCAATTAGTAATGCTTCTAAATCACAATTGTTTGAATTGAATGACGAGATTACTCGTTCTAACTTTCTTGCAATGGTTGAACCATTTTTACGTGGAGTTCAAGGTCGTAGAGGTATCACTGACTTTAAAGTAGTCTGTGATGAAAGTAATAATACTGGTAATATCATTGATACTAATCAGTTTATTGCAGACATCTATGTCAAACCTGCTCGTTCTATTAACTTCATCACACTTACTTTTGTGGCTACCCGTACTGGTGTAAGCTTTTCAGAAGTTGGCGCATAAGGGAGAATAGACAATGGCCAATATAGAAAGTTTTAAAAGTAATCTAACTGGTGGTGGTGCAAGAGCAAACCATTTCAAAGTAATCATGACTTTCCCATCACTTGCAAATGCTGGTGCTGCTGGAGAAGAATTCACTTACTTATGTAAATCTGCTTCTTTACCAACATCTACAATCCAAGAGGTTGAAGTTCCTTATCGTGGACGGATCCTTAAACTTGCCGGTGATCGTACTTACGACAATTGGGAAACTAACATTATCAATGATACGGACTTCAACATCCGTAATGCAATTGAAGGTTGGATGGATGCATTTGAAAGAACTATTGCAGAGGGAGACAACACTATGGATCCTGCTGCATACCAAAGTTCTGCAATTGTACACCAATTGGATCGTCAGTCTAAGACAATTAAAACTTACAAATTCTTCGGTCTATGGCCGTCAGTTTGTGGTGAAATTGCATTAGATTATGATCAAGCTACAGCAGTAGAAGAATTTCCAGTAACATGGACTTACAACTACTTCACTAGTGACAAACCGACTGTGACAAAGTAATTTTACTTTTATAGTCAATGAGAAAGGGAATCAGAAATGGTTCCCTTTTTTTATGCCCTTGACAAAAGACTTTTAATGTAGTATATCAGTTGGTAGAGCAGATGACTGTTAATCATCTTGTCCGTGGTTCGAGCCCACGACAGGGAGCCAATTAAAGGAAAGGTGTCTGAGAGGTCTAAAGAACTGGTCTTGAAAACCAGCGAGGGTTTATCCCCTCCGTGGGTTCGAATCCCACCTTTTCCGCCATAATAATGCCCATGTAGCTCAGTTGGTAGAGCAGTTGATTTGTAATCAACCGGTCAGAGGTTCGACTCCCCTCATGGGCTCCAATTTACCTCTAGTATAACCAGTATCAGGAATGTATTCCTTTTACTGGTTTTTTTTGTCTATTTTTTAACTCTCTTTACGAATTTTCTGTTATTAGTCTTATCCAATAACACCTCACCTACTTCTGTATTATATTGTAATTTTGCATATTCTGGTTGTACATCCGGTGATTTATCCCTGATAATATGAAGAATACAAGAATACTTGTCAGATAAACTATGTTGAACAGATTCAACAATCCATTTGCCAGATAACTTCTTATCTTTAATTGGTTTAGATCCAGAAATTGATGTTGTTGCATCTTGGACAAACATTTTAATTGATATGATATCAGATGCTTGTATACCTGACATCCCACCAATAACCATTTTTGCACGTAATAATCCGGAAGCTGCAAGTTCAGACCGTCTTTGTAGAACCGTTCCTTTGTAGTTTAACGCTTGGAATGTACCAAGAAATTGATCCTCTGTGTACTGTTTACTGCCTGCAGTAGATACTAGATTGAATTCTGCATTAGGAAAATCTGAAATTCCTCTGTCCTGTGGATCAATTGGGCCCAATGGTGTTATCGGTTCTGACTCTAACATAACTACATTTGCATTAGAATCTGTATCGAATTGTCTATGATAATTAAAAGTCGAAACATCATATGATTTATTGTGAATGTCATGAACCAACAATGATGATCCATATGATCCGATCTCAGTATGTTTTGACACATCTACATCATTGATTAATTCGAATGATTCTGCACGTAATGCCTTTTGTGTTACATGTACATCTGGATCTATTGTTTCTCTGTCAATTGTGAATTCTAGTGAACCACCATTTAAACCTTGTGGGGTTACCAGATCAGAATAAATCATATCATCAAATGATCTAAAATGGTATGATTTTGATGTTTGATAAAATAGGAATGATGCATTGTCTGCATCTTTACTTTTACTATAAGCAGCAATCATATTGATTGCCTTTACAGGTGATTCATTTGGTATTACTATTCTATTATTCTGTTGAGTAGATTGGATCCATATATCTTCGGTTGATTCTAAATGATTCTGGAATATCGATTCCACCATATCAGAATATTTACCTTGAAATGATTGTGATATCTTCCTTCTGGTATCTGCAATGGAATCTGGATGAACAACTACTAATGTATAACGTTGAACTGCTTCCTTTATCTTCTCTTTATCCTTAATCTTGGCAACCATTAAATTAAGAGTAATAGGGAATCCAGACCCTTTTGTGGTAAATTTAATTATAATTGGTTCTGTGCCGGATATTTTTGCACCTGTCAATATATTCTTATCATCGACACATGTTATTTCACCTGTTATAAATGTATTGTATATGGATTCGTAGAAATTCATTGACTTGACCATTTCTCTCAAATCAATGTTACCTCCTTTAGAAACAAGCATGCATAGATCAAGATCATATTGCCCTGGCTCAGTCATCTGTGTATTATTACTCAGATCTTCATATAAAGTTTTTTCCATTATGAAACCAGATCAGTATACTTTTCGATGAATGCATCCACGTATGCAGGATTTAGAATATTAATATTCATTTTGCTGTTATTAATCCTTTCTTCATAAGTTTCATTTGAAATAGGATATAATTGTATAGAACCAGAATGGCCATAATCCCATATATCACCATCTTCATCTTCGTAATGATGAGTCATTTGACTGCCTGTTGGGTATTTCTTTAATAATGCAATATTGAAGTCCATTTGTCCTAATGGCCAATCTTCATGGATATTTTGTATGTCATTAATTAGAATAATGACCCAATGAAGTTCCGAATCTCCGTAAAGTTCGTATGCAATAGTCTCTGGTGTATCATAATCTTTGATGTGATATTTCATCAAATCTGTATAGTTAATTATACCAGCATCTGCTGGTCGGACTCTGGTGAAAATGTCCTTTACTATTTGATCATTGTATGTGATATTTTTTATACTTGAAAAGTACATAATCTTACCTTATCTGAATGCTTCGATATGTTGTTTGGTTTGGAAAGTCATCTCTGTGAAACCAAGGGTAATCGTAGTTTGTATTGGTGAACCATCATGGAATGCCTTGAAAGTATCGTCACCATATGTTACGGTTACATTCGTAATATATGCAATATCAAATTGACTGATATCCTCTCTTTTTTCGGATCCTCTCATGTAAGTCAATTTGCAAAGATCTGGGAAAGTATAAGTCATAGAACCAGAACTATTTTGAGGGCCAGCTGGTGCAGCAAAGAATCTGAAACTATAAACTATATCTTGTATCGCTTCCCATTCCTTACGATTTCTAGGAACCATAGTATGAGTTGTTGAAAATTCACGTTGATCTGGGCCCATATAATTGAGAGCTTTATTCTTAATAATTGATGAACCTTGTGAATTTGTTGTCCCAGAAAATGACGCTGAAGCATTGGTAACCGCCTGGACTCCCGATGATATTGCAGATCCTGCAGCATCAAATACAGAACCCCATGTATTTTCAACATTTTTCAGTCCACCTAATAGATTCGATTTTAAATCAGAATCATCGGTATTCCATTGTTGACCAGAGTTAACCTCAATCGATTGATTATGTGGTAATGCACATGTCCAAAGTCTTTTAGTATTAACCCCAATTGACGGTACAAATGCAAACCCACCTTTCTGTTTTGCTCCTTGTGATGGAGATGTATGTTCCATAAACTCATATTTCATCCACATAGTTTCCTCACCATTCCTGCCAAGATCAGCAGGAAATGAAGTAATATCTTTGGATTTAGAGTGTTTAGGTTTCTTTGGTGGTTGGGCACTATAGTCTGGTTTGATATCTACAGTACTACCATCTTTACGATATACAGGTTTATTTTTAACCTCATCAGATCGGTTTATTCCCCAAGCCATGGCTACATTCCTAATTATTTGCGATTAATTTAATACTATTTATAACCTAAATAAGAATAATGTTAATTACTAGTGTGAATATATAATGGGTAGATATCATCAAGGATATTTTAAGTGTGTAAATAAAAATAAATATAGAGGGCCTGCAGATAAAATATATTATAGATCCTCATGGGAAAAGAAACTAATGATATACTTGGATGCGAATCCATCTATTATATCATGGTCATCGGAACAAGTTGTTATACCATATAAAAGTCCATTGGATAATAAATTCCATCGATATTTTGTTGATTTTTATGCAAAGATACGTGACCGAGAGGGTAATATTGTTGAGTATCTTATAGAGGTAAAACCACGGAAGGAAAGAAAGTTACCAAGGAAAAGCAAGAATGAGGGTAAGTATTTAAAAGAAGTTAAGACCTATGCAGTCAATCAGGCTAAATGGGAAGCTGCAGAAAAACTTTGCAAGAAGAAAAAAATGATATTCAAAGTAATGGATGAATATGACTTAGGGATTAAGAAGTAGTTATAAATAGATATATGGAATCATTATTCGACAAATTGCAAGCACTTGCATATAAAAGACGTATACCGTCACAAACTGCAACCAGTAGAGATTGGTTCCAGTCACAAACTAGAGGTATGAAAGTCAAGCAGTCTGATATATTATCAGATCCTAATTTGGTTAGGAAATCTAGACCGACTCCAGGCAGAATGTTTCATTTCTCATATGATCCGAAACATAAAAAGACGTTACCTTATTATGATTCATTCCCATTGATTATAATGGTTGACAAAGCACCAAAGGGGTTTTATGGGTTAAATCTTCATTATCTCCCTATGGGATTACGTGCAAAATTCTTGGATGAAATGTTGAGAATTACTAATAACAATAAGTTTGATGAATCAACAAAGTTTGTTATGTCATATCAACGACTCATTGCAGCTTCAAAACTTGCACCATTCAAACCATGTTTTAAACATTATTTGATAAACAAAGTGCAGAGTGAGATAAAAATGGTACAACCGACTGAGTGGGAGATTGCTGTATTTTTACCGACTGCACGATTTAAGGGTGCATCTGCACGTAAAATTCATTCAGACTCAAGAAAGATAATAAAAGGTTAGTAATATGGGATTAGAATCACCATTTAAAGGGTTTGATCAGTTTGTCGATAATGTCCATATGGGCATTGCGCAACCATTTGCAAGAAGTAATAAATTCCAATTCCAATTAATTGGTGTTGGCAATCTAGTTCCTGTTATAGATGATAGAATGAATATGTATTGTTCATCAACAGAACTTCCAGATATTGCAATTGATTCAAATCAATCAGCGTCAACGAATAATAGACCAGAAAGAAATTATGCAATCTCTGCCAATTGGGCAACATTCTCTGCATCATTTTACTTATCACATGATTATAGAGAAAGAACGTTCTTCGAAAGATGGATAGATTCAATATATCATCGTGGTTCTGGTACAGTTGCATATTTTGATGATTATATTGCACAAGTTAAAGTATCTGCATTAGCATCTAATACTGTTATGCAAACACGTGAAGGTGCAGAAAAAACATATGAGGTTACATTGAATGAAGTGTATCCAATATCGATATCGAAAAATGAAATGACAATGGATGCTGGAACAAATGTATCCATAATGTCCATTAAATTTAACTATACAGATTTCACTACTGAAATAACTAAAGAAACATAATATAATATAAGGTGATAATATAATGAGTTTACCAAAATTGAATGCTCCAATATATACATTGACACTTCCTAGTAATGGGAAGAAAATTAAATTTAGACCTTTCTTGGTTAAGGAAGAAAAGTTATTGATGATAGCCAATGAAACTGGTGATCATCAGGAAAGGTCTGATGCAATTGGTCAGATAATTGAAAATTGCACATATGAAAAAATGAAGTATTCAGAAATGCCGACCTTCGATGTCGAATATATGTTTCTGCATCTTCGTGCAAAATCCGTATCCGAAGAGGTTGTTGTTAAAGTTCTTTGTCCGGATGATAATGAAACATATGCAAAAGTTAAAGTGGATCTAATGGCTGTTAAATGTATTAGACCTAAAAAGAAAGATAACCTGATAATGATGGATGATAAAGTTGGTATTCTTATGAAGTATCCTACAATGGATATGGCAATAGAAGATGCATCTGAAGATTCTACCTTTATTGAAACGATTAAAAAATCTGTATTATCGGTATTTGATGGTGATGCAGTATATGAAGCGGATGACTTTACAGATAAAGAACTTCAAGATTTCATTGAATCGATGAATAATTCCCAATTTCAAAAGATTATCGATTTCTTTAAAACCTTACCGAAAGTTCATTTGGATGTAGATTTGATTAATCCAAAAACTAAAGTAAAAGGAACTGTTAGAATTGAGGGTATCGAGTCTTTTTTCTAATAGCTCTTTCTCATAATGGATTGGGTGCATATTTGAAAACTAATTTTGCATTAATGCAACACCATAACTATTCGTTAGGTGATATTGAAAATATGATTCCTTGGGAAAGAGATTTGTATGTGGGTATGTTGATTGATTATATTGAACAAGAGAACGAAAAAATTAAAGCTGCAAACAATAAACGGAATTCAAGATAATGCCCAAATTACTCTTAAACCAGACAAAAACCGATAATTCTGAAACTAGTGTACAGGATAATCAATCGTTAAGTATTATTGAACCTATAATACATGATGCTGTTCGACCATTAGAAAATCTTAAATTGGATTCTTCTAATGAAACAGATATCTTATTAGATGGACTTGATGATATTGCAAAATCGTTAAATGGGGTTCGTGACTCCATAGATCTACAGGATCTAGGTGAAAAACTTAGCCGGAAAACACTACTGACTGAATTTGGAAACCTTAATGCATCAACTGATACGTTTGGTGAATATCAAAAGAGTAATTTTGAAACGAATAAAGAGATTCAAAAACTCAATGAATCTATAACACAAGAAACTTCATCCATTCTACGTGATCTTACTCTATCATTAGAAAAGGGTTCTGTGGATCAGGTTTCTCAGATATCTGATTCGATTCAAAATTTCTCCAGTATTATTGAGAAACTTGAATCCTCATTTAGTCCTGATAATATTCAACTACCATCTGTTGATATCAATCTCCGTACTACACAACAGGATCTACAAAAACAGGTTGAACGGTCTACACTTGAACTTAAGTTGGATAAAGCCAAAGAAGCACATGAACAAAAATTTGCACCTTGGCTTGAGAAAAAGGCAAAACTAGAAGAAGCAATCAATGATCCTATTGGTGCATTGAAGAAGTTTGCAATTGAAAAACTAATCTTGAAATTCTCAGAAAAAGCAAGAATAGAAAAGGAACTTGAAGAACTAGATCATGCAGATAAAATGGAAAAAGCTGCAGAAGATCGTGCAGTCAAAATCCAAGAGAATGTTAGATTAACAGAAGATCTTTTACAAGTAGAACGAGAAATATCATCTACAACTGAAAGTCCTAGTGTTTTAGAAAAACCGACTCAACCGTTAATGCAACCACTTGCATTAATACCACCGAAAAAAGAAAAGGGTGGTGCATTATCAGAATTGGTCAAGGAATCTGCACCACTTGCACCACAATTTCCCATAGAAATATTTGAGGAAATATCTGAATCACTTACAGAACTTATCGATGTAACAGAAGATGGGTTCGAAGATTTAGAACTCGATTCTGATGGGTTCGGTCTTGATGATATTACCGGTAAAAGAGGCAAAAGAGGTAAGGGTGGACTCATGAAGAATCTCATGGGTAAAGGTAAAGGTATGATGGGCAAGATGAGTGGAATGATGCCCAAGGGTATGGGAATGCCGAAAATTCCTCTTGGTGGTATGGGTGGAATGATGGGTTCATTAGGATCAATGGGTTCTGCTGCAATGGGTGGATTGAGTTCACTTGGTTCAATGGCATCTGCAGCTGCAGTTGCAAATCCTATTGGTGCTGCAGTACTTGGTGCAGCAGCTCTGGGTGCGGGTGGATATATGTTGTACGATTCAATGAGAGGATCAGACGAATCTAAAAAAGCATTCGACCAAGCAGAAGAAGATGGTGTGGTTGATCATTCATTACTAGGGGATTCAACTGTTCTTAATTGGGAAGCACTAAAACAGATGAAACCTGATGCACTCCAAGCATTGATTGATTATGATGATTGGGATGGGCCGACAAAAACTAGAATGGAAGAGATTTTATCTGGTGGTAATAATGATGTTGCAGTAGAAAAGGCAGATGCACAACTTGATGTTGCAATGGAGGATGAAAGAAGAGCCAATTTTCAAGTGATGTCTAGAGATGAAGATGGTAATGAATTTTATTCGAATGATACTTCAAAATCCATACAACAACTAGAACAAGAACATCGTGATAAGGGTAGAACCATTGTCGGTGCTGAAGAACGTGCAGAACTTAAAGCATCTACTGCATTAAAGACGGAACAAGCAACTGAAAAAGTTGTTGATATGGAAAATAAAAGGACTCATGAACAAGTAAAACTTGATAGTAGAGATTCAGAGTTCGAAGATTATGATCCGTCTCAATGGTATGAAAAAGCATATGATTATACTCCGATGGGTTTGATGAGCAATATGTTAGGATTAACTTCGAGTGAAGATGATAAAGCTTCTGGTAAAAAATCTGATATATTCAGTAGAATATCTGGTACTACTGAAGATGGTAAGGATGAATCGACATTTCTAGAAAAAGCATATGATTATACTCCGATGGGTTTGATGAGCAATATGTTAGGATTTACTTCGAGTGAAGATGATAAAGCTTCCGGTGAAAAGAATGATATATTCTCAAAGATTACTGGTACGACAGGTGCAGACGGTAAGGATGAATCGACATTTCTAGAGAAAGCATATGATTATACTCCGATGGGATTGTTATCGAATGCAATTGGATTGACTACTAGTGAGGATGATAAATTGAAAGTCCAAGAAGCAGGACAAGCTGGTGATGTTAGTAATATTGCAAATAAAATGGTTAATCAGACCTTAGATAATAAAGTTGGTGATACTGGAACTGCAAACAATACAATTGTTAACAATAACAATGTCACCAACAATAACGGATCATCTCAGGAAAGACCACCTGAGTCTGGACATGATAACGACCCGACTTCTATGTTGGTAAACAAGAAGTACGGGCCGATATTAATGCCTGGATTTGGTTAACTATTAGCTAACTTCTTAAAATATGACATTGCATCATCAGAGGATTCTGAAATAGGTTCAGGGGCAACTGATGGTGCAACTGGTGCAACTACATGTACAGGAGCTGGTGCAACTGGTGCAGCAACTGTCTCACGAATAATGACACCACCATCAATAAGTTTCTTTTCTAGTTCCTCATAAGATTTGAAATTGCTAGGATCGACCATATCTTTCAAAGAATAACATTTATTCCAAATATCAACCATTTCATCCTCAGATGTTACGAGAGGTGACGGTGTAGCAAAACCGGATTTGTCATAATTCCAGTATCCTTCAACTTGACGGATCTTCATTTTAAATGATGCACCACCAATCATATCGAATGGATTGATTGGATCTTCATCTGCAAACTCTGGTTGCATTGCTTCATTAATCATATCAAAGATTTTCTTGCCAAAACGATAAAGGAAAACTTTACCTTCATTGTCAGGATTTTGTGGATCCTGTTCAACATAGATATTTGCATAATAGTTCAATCTACGTTTTTGGTTTCTAACAACATCTTTATTGGACTCGATACCAGAATTCCATAGTTTAGAATTCCACTCTGATAAAGGATCTTTTTCACCAAGGGTTGTCAGACTTTTCTCGATATACCAAGAACCATTTGGAGTTTTAAATCCGTGGTCGTACATTTTACACCAAGGTAGTGCATTTGCACCATCATCACTAGGAGTTGGTAAAAAACGAATCACTGCAAACCCATTAGATGATTTGTCTAACTTAGGACGCCATGTGTTATCATTGTTGTTTGAGAATGATTTATCACGATCTGCAATTTTGTTGATTTCAGAAGTAAGATTGCCGATGTTCATTCTTGATTTTAAATCACTAAGAGTAGCCATTTTTTGTTTTCCTTATTAATACTGTTTTAAACGATTGTTATACGATTTTATACGTCTTTTAAATTATAATATAAATTTCAACACTTCATAATTTAAGTACCTATTATACTACTATGTATCTACATTGTCAACCCCTTTATCTTAAAATCTTCAATTAATTGCATGTTTGCATTGTATCTACCACAGATAGCACTGGAAGTTACATATTCTTTTTTAATCAACTCATCAATACTATCTGCAAACACCTCTACATTAAGATCTTTATTATTTATCATTGAAACCGCATCTTTAATGATTACGGTAAGAGTTTCAGGTGTCATATCTAAAATATTGCTCATTTAGTTATCCTCTATTTTAAAAAGTTTGAGATTGCAAGGTCTTCCATTGCAAGTAAGAATGCATCTGGTCTGCGAGGAAGAACATTATTTGACACTAGTTCTTTATATGCATTAACAAGTTCTACAACAGGAATTGGATATTTAAACACTTTAGCACGTTTTCTCTTGATGATTTGGATGTTGATTTCTAGTTTCATGTAATTTTTCATAATATATAT